GGCTCCCATCCCCCTTTGTGAGAATCTGGACGCGGTTCCCGTATTCCTTCAAAACTTTGATGATCTCCCGTGTCGGCGTGGTATCGTAGCCGGTCGGATATGGGTCACAAGTAAAACACAGGTGAATAATTCTTCCGGTAATGTGCTCCCTCTCCAACTGTGCCTTGGTCGCCTCTACAATTCCATCACGGGGCCGGACATCTGCGTGAAACTTCTCTCGGTCTCGATGCAATACACTCGGCGCAAAGCAATAATAGCAACGGTGCGGGCACCCAGTGTAGATATTCAGCGCATAGTCACCGTACTCTTTGGCTTTCCCTTTCGGCTCATAAATCGGCTTCATTCCATCCCCTCCAGTATCTCCATCTGCTCAAACTCTGGCGCTCTTGTCGCCGGTTTAATCATTTCTTTTACTGCCTTTTGATAGAAATTCCGGTCAACCTCGAACCCATAAGAGTTTCGCCCCAGCTCATAAGCGGCCCGAAGGGTGGCCCCACTACCAGCACACGGGTCAACCACAATATCCCCCGGATCTGTAAAGACTTCGATTAACCGCTTCAGCAATCCAACGGGCTTTTGTGTTGGATGGATTTTGGGGTAGTCCTTGGCACTGTCCCTGTGCCATTCAAACCAGTTAAATACCATATGGCCGTTATTGCGGAATTTTGGCAGTTTGTTTCGGTACAACACGATGGCAAACTCTGTGGCACCAACGATCTTCATATTGGCTTTCAAAACCTGCGCGGAATAGTTCTTGACGAAGAACAGGGGATAGTTATGTAAAAAGCCATATCGCTTTCCATAGTCAATCACTGTCTGCATCTGTTCAAATGCGCAGAATACAATCATGGCCGGGGCCTGTCCCCTTTCTTTTGGCTCTTTTTTCAAGAGACGGTTGCAAAAATGCATATATTCCGCAATTTTGAATGTCCCATCTGTGTGGAAGAAACTCTGCTTTGCCAGTTTGCTCTCCCCATTTTTGTTGTCTCCGCCCTGATACCACACGGGATTGCTGGCATAGGCATCCGCTCCGATGTTATACGGGATATCTGCAATCACAAGTTGGGCCTTTGGGATGTTGTACCGCTTGAAGTTTTGAAAATTATCGTGATATAGTTCAATCTTTGGCATCCAGCATCTCCCTCTCTGACCCGCTCAGAATCGGCGCGCGAGTGTTCCATTTTGCGATAACCTCCGCTTCGGTTTTACCGTAAATCGTTACGCCGTCACAAGTTTCATTGCAGAAATGTATGAAACACCATTTTCCGAGTTGAAACTCATTCAGCATAAGGGTGTCTTTTTCGGCTTGTCTGTCTATTGTGGCTCCGCACATAGGACACGGCAGCAGCACTCCCGCATCCGTCAGCCGCTTTGCCGCCTCCCTGTCACCCAGCAGGGCGCGCTTTGTATCATCCATCATGCTCTCTTCCTTTCCAGCGGGCAGCGCTCGATGGCGTATGTAGTCACCCAATGCTTTACGCCGTATTGATCTCTCCCAACAATGAACGTCCGTTTCTTGGCCGTCCATCCCGGTACAGGTTTCTCTTCCCGCAGCCAGGGACACTGGCTGATCGGGCAGCAGCAATCCATGCAGGGGTTGGCTGAATACCGCCGGATGGGGACCAGGTATTGTTCAAGTTCGCCCATATCACCACACCAGCATCGCTCCGCAGGACTCGCAGAAGCGCGGTTTTGCCTGAGCATGATCCTGATTGAAGAACTTCCCGCAGCAAGGGCAGTTAGCACCATGTTCTGAAAGGATCACGTTCTGCTGAAGTTCATTCTTCAGGATGCCGTCAATGGTATCAACCAGTGCATGGCAGTTTTCGCTTGTCGGTTCCTTTTTCGCCTGTGTCCTTGCCTGCTCTGACAGCCGCAAAATTTTCTCCCGCTCATAGGCGGTGTTGTCGCGGAAGTTATCAGCACTGATTTCTTCCATCATCTGCTTCCCAATTTGTCTTTTCTCGACGGACGCCTGCTCCGGCGTGATTGCTTTTGTGTTGAACCTGCGGTATAATAAAACCATTGCTTGAAATGCCCGCTGTTCTGACAGACATAACCCGTCCGGCATAGGGCCCTCTCTGGAGGCGATTTCCTCCCATCTGAATGTCATTTTCTTCTCCTTTCAGGTTCCCCGGTATTCCCCGGCGGTTCCCCGGTCGGTTCCCCGGTGCAAGCCTTAGAGCCGCAACGGGTTCCCCGGTTTCCCCGGTCAAACGGAGATTTCCTATATAGAGCGAATATTTTGAACGCTTTAACTAATTAAAGTTCTCAAAATTATTTTATATATAAGGGGTGTCCGAAATAGCGGGGAACACCGGGGAACCGGGGAACTTTAATCAATCAATTCTGTCGAATATGCACAAATATCAGTGCTGTCTTTTATGCAAACACACCTGGGATGCATTTTCCCGATCAGCTTCTTTTTGGTGTTGTAGTCCCGGTCCGTGTCGAGTATTCCGCGCCGCTTTGCCCATGACAGGAACGACGCCGGGTTAAATCCTTCCCTCATCATCTCCCGGTCAAAGACCGATTTAATGATACAGATATAGCCATCACGGAGTACCCCCCAGGTCTCCGTTTTTTCATCTTCCGGGTCAAACTTTGACTGATTGGAAGCCACAAAATCCATGATCCAGTCTATCGCCCGTTCGTTCTGGTCAACGTCTGATTTGTCCGTCAGATATGGACACATCTCATTGACTTTGAGAGCGTTGCCGTCTTGAAATATCCATTTCTCTGCCAGATAATCGGCTGTCAGGATCATCGCTCCGGCCATTGCCTGCTTCTCTGTGCTGGACCCCCTCTGTAAATCGCCATAGAAGCCTTTGTAAGCTATTCTGGCCTCGTCTATGTAATCAGACAGGCACTCTACGAAAATCCGCCCAGCGAAGCCGTAGTTGCGTCTGACGGTATCTGCGACAGTCTGCGGGTCCCGAAAGAGCTTTTCGTCTTTACAGTCGACTTCGACGATGCGGTTCACAGCGCCGCCGCCGGAAGCTCCGGTTGTGATGGGCTGCTCTCCGGTTGTGATAATGCAGTTTTTCCAGGTCTGTATTCTCTGTAAGCCGCCCGCCTTTGCGCCCCGCCCCTTGCCGATGCCCTCTGTCAGCATATAGATCAGACGGTCGAAGTCCGCCCGCTCTTTGATGCATTGCAGCTCGTCCAGGCAAAGAGGAAGGGAGTTGCAGAAACCGGCCATCATTTCTTGGCCCACATAGGTACTGTTGAATGTGTGGATGTAGCTTCCCATGGACGGGTTTGCCCAAACGCTGGCGGCTGCCATCAGTCCAACCGTCTTGCCAGCCTCTGTACCGCCCCATATATGAGTAAAGAACGGAAGACCACCCAGCGGTTCCACCAGAGCAGAGGCGAACGATGCTGCAAGCATAATCCTGGCAATGGTCCCATTTGCTCTGATCGTTCGCATCAGGCTCAGCCATTCATCGTAGTCTCCCTGGGGGCATACGCTGTCAAACATGTGCTTGTAGGACAGGTCTCCATCATATTTGAGTTCTTCCACATAAGGAGAAAAACCGTAATCTCCGATCCAGCCCAGCCGTCCAACACTGTTTGTTTCCGGAATCTTGTCGTAGTTTTCAGACTCCAGAAATGTCAGGTACTTTACCAGCTCTTTTGCGCTCTCGCTGTCAACAGCGATCCCGTATCTTGAAAGGTCAACGATCTTACTTGCACTTGATAATGTGGACTTGTCAAATACTTTTACTTGCCAGCGCAAGCCACGTTTATAGGCGATCTCCAGTTTGACTTCACCCGTGTC